GGAGTCTGGTCGTTAAATCCGATGATCTTCGTCAGGAAGTCATCCTGATAGAAGAACTCGAGAAAACTGCGGAGGATACCTTGCTGCATATATTGCATGCAGGTCGGCTCCATAGCAATCACTCGAGGTGTCTTTTGCGTCTTAGGAACGAGAGTCACCTTTACAGGGACTTCCGAACCAGGTTCGAGGATGTCATGATCTTCCAAATCACTGGCAAAACGCCAGTTAGGAAGAACATAATCGCCCATCGGAAAGATGGAATCGAGACGTGTGGTCCAGACCGATTGATTAAACTTTTGGTTTCCCAAAAGTCCATCAGCGGTTGATCCTGGACCATGCTTAGGAACGATCCTTCCATAGTAGACATCCCTGTCTACCTGGGTAAAGACCCTTCCAAACAGCAAATTCGACATTTCGACGAAGTCAGCGAGATCTCTCTCGCTAAGCTTCGAGTCGAATTCACGGACATCCTGCTCACACTTGACATAGTTCTGTATTGCTTTTCGCTTCCTTACATCACTGCAAGGAAGCTCAATCTTGCCAAACATCAGTGTCAACTGACGTAAGGCTTGAATTGAGGCAATACAGGGCTCATCAAGCAACAAGCCACTATACCGGTCGAACACACGGGAGAAGTAACCCTCGAGAAATCGGGGGAGCCTTCCTCCTCGTCCACAAGTGAACGAGGAGTTGATCCCGACCTCGCCTTGGTCAATCCATTTTTGGATGGACTTTCCAAGGCTTGGTAGGGTTATCGTTAAAAACGATAACCCCTCATGTTCGATCCGAGTAGAGACGGTATTAATGTCTCTACTGGCGCTAGTGCAGCATAGTGTTGCAGATTCCTCTGCAACACAGGACCAGAGTGACATAAGGCTTTTCACTTGCCCTCCTGTATAGGGGGTAACAAGATCCATAGCCCATGTCATTCACAGATTAGTTGTCACAGTACAGAAAACTGACTGTGTCAAGCAACCATTTCCTATATTGTGCTACAGTTTCATCCGTAGCATGGAGATCGACTAACAAACATCCAAGCTCCGTAGGGATAGTCATACACCTGGAAACCAGGTCTATGGCGTCCTCAACAGAGCACCACCAAGGAATTCTAGTGAAGACGTGCACTTGTAACAAAGCAAGTGGCGTCAACTCCAGATAACCAGGGTGGCTGGACATTGAAAGTCCTCCTATAGGAAAGGTTGCACCAACTAATCACCACCGAGTGAGCACATTCTCATGTGCAAGCCTGCTTACCTACACCGATTCCCCTTCCGGGGTTTCAGTGGAAGATAAGGTCTGAGATCCGTAGAGCACCAACGAGCGTAAGAACCACGAAGGTTAG